TTCAAATTTTTCAAAATGTGGATCAAAATTTCTATTATAAAACACTGTTGGAGTTTTGCCCTGAATATAAATTATTGCAGAATAATCAGATTTTCCATGTACATGTACACAATGTGAATCTTTATCATTATATAATTGAGCCCAATTATTTTGTAAAATTAAATTTTTTTTATTTAAAATAGACACTACTTGTTTTTTTAAATTTGTTAAAAGAGGAAAATCTAAAATACATTTTAAAGATTCGTAGGTTGTTTTTTGTTGTTGCAAATTTTGTTGTTTTACCAACGTTAAAATTTGATCTATTTCTTTTTTAGATATATTTAAATTATATTTGTAAAAAGAATTTTGTTTTTTAAAAGGATCATATTCCATTATCTTTTATAAATTTTTTATCACTTTCACTTAACTTTATATATCTTATCTTGCCATTTATATGTTGCTTAGTATCTGCACCACAGTTAGTACATCTATAATATTCAGATACGATTGCAACTAATATTGTATCTTCTTCACACTCTCCACAAATACCGTGAACAGTATCTATATTTGTAAATGTTTTAAATTTATTAGACAAGGTCAACTGCTTTTCCTATTATTGGTTTATATTTTGTTTTACCGTCTTCTTTGTATGCTCTTAAATATTGATGTCTTGGATTGAATGGTACATAACTTGCGTGTATCCAACCAGAGTTAGGTTCTCCAGGTGTATAATACTCAAGTATTAATTGATCTACTTCACAATTCATTTTAACCCAGTCTGCCACCTCAGAGTTGTCAATTCCCATACATTCGAAATCAACCGCCTCAGCTTTTGCATGTTGTGATCCGATTGAGCTGCCGATGGCAACACACAACTCAGGGCTACGATAGCCGCTGGTCACCTTTACTCTTCCGAATTGATCACGTACTGGCTGTAGAATATTTTCACATACTGCTTTTAGTTTATCAATCTGATCAGCATTTGGTTCATTATCAATACCACGTCTTATAGCAGTATCTGACTTCGTTAACTCTTGAAGAGAAAAGTTTCTTGTAAGTTTCATTATTCTAATATTAACTTTTTAATAGACAAAGATCCATCGATATTTTTCTCTAACTCTGCTTTACCCTTATAGCATTTATAAGATATAGTTTCACTATACTGTCTTTCTGCTTGACGTTTACCACGTAAGCATTGTGCCATGCCTTCAGCTTGATAACGCGCCTCCTTAATCTCTCCTTGTACAAACATCAACAAAGCCACCACAGTTTCAATCATATTTTCTTACCTGTATTAATATAGCCATGACAATAATTGAAACTAAAATTCCTATAAAAAATAAACCTATCATTGACCATTACCATTTTTATAATGCATATCTCTTGCTTTATCTTTTAATTCTTCAATATCTTCTAAAGCTTTTTCCATTTGCTTTGTTAAAAATTCTATGTTGACTTTGTTTAATGCCATAGATTCTATGTGTTTGTTTAATTTGTCCGTGGTTTTGTATAAATCCTCGATCATCATAAATTGCTCCGAGTCCGCAGGAAGTGAACCTAGTTGTCCACGTGGCCATTTAATTCTAAACTCTGTGTTTTCATTTAAATCTTTCTCCATTATTTGTAGTCGTGTGTCTGCAACATTAAGACGTTCAATCATCTGAAAGTAACCCATCGTGCCGAGAGCGACGATAATTATCAAACTAGCAACCGTCTTCATAGGCATCTGCACGGCGGCCTCTTCAGAAATTTTTAATGGTTTATTGGACATGTGGTCCTCCACAAAAAGCCAAAACAACTAACATTACTATTAGCAAACCTGTAAAGTAATAGTTCATCCTGTCCACCTCTATCATTACGTTAACCAACTAATAATCTTTTCCCACCATTTGTTCCCTGGTGCCTGACTCAAACTGCAATCACAGTGAGCACATTTGTTAATACCTTCATGAACGTGATGACTTAACTTGTGTCCGCATAAATCACACATCTTTGCTTGTGGTTGTTTAATCATTTTTTTTCTCCTCTATTTCGTAGAAAAATTTATCGGTATCTTCTGTCTTCCATTTACCAGTATCCTCTACATTCCACTCGTTAGTCTGTACTTTCCAGTCAGGAATGTTGTCCTTTACTGTGAAAGAAGGCAGATCCCAAATACATCTATTGTTGGGTTGGGCTGCATAATTGCCGTCATCTAAGGCTATTATGTGAGCACACTTGTGTTCGTGTGGTATTTCTGAATGATCAGAATCTATTATATTACCCTCTGGATGAGCCCAGTCAACAGTAAATAAATAGGACCCATGGTGCCATTTTTTATCTTTTCCTATGTATTTGCCAGATGCTGCGCTTAAAATATTCCAAGTAGTAACAGCAGGATAATAACTAAAAGAATTCCAAAGTTCCAATTCATCAAGTCTTTTATGTGGAACATTTTTGGGTTCATAACCACGTTGAATAAAAGCCGTAATTGGGAGACGATAAAAGACTGCACCGTTTTCCATAATGGCGTGCCATAGAATAGCACGGCCGCCCATGCTTGTGAGGCCAAAGATAATACAGTCTTCAACTTCTCCTTTATGTTTTTTGAGATCATATAAATACTCCCTTCTTATTTGAGCGTATTGTACAGGAATATTAGCATTTAGGTAAGACATATTTTCACTATTTTTTTATTATTCCTCCCCCAACAATCATTCGTTCTTTGCCATCATTAATTGCTTTGTGCATAATTTTACTATCAAATAATACTAATCTATTTGGTCTAGAATGTATAAATATTTCATCTTCATCAGTTTTAAATACTGTTCCTCCAACATTATCTAAATATAATACAAAAGAAAAAGTTTCAAATAATTTATGATCATGATAATCTAACACTCCTGTAGAACTAAATTTTAATACATGTGCATAGTGAAGCAGATCACTTGAGAAAAAAGGTTCTGTTATTTCTTTTATTAATTCATTAGGTAGTTTATCTTTAATATCTGATGTTAATTTACAATTTTTTGTAATACTCTCTTTCACCCAAGTTTTATTTTTATTAAAAACATTTAATACAATAGGCACATAATCTTTTGACAAATTTTTTTGAATTAAAGTAAAATTCATTCTTTTATATTACCCCAATTTGGTCCAGACTCATAGTCCACTTTATTGGGAATTTTTAATTCAACTGCATGTTCCATTATGTCTTTTATTTTTGCAGCTTCTAAATCATTCACTACAGATATATCAAGTTCATCGTGTATCTGTATATGTGGTGTAATACCTTCTTTATATAATTCTATCATAGCTTTTTTAGTCATGTCTGCAGCTGATCCTTGAATTAGTTTATTCAAAGCTTTGTATGTAAATGCTCTGCGATGACCATTCTCATGCCAATAATTTTTTTGTTTGTTGCCATCTTTATCTAAAATAAATTCTCCTTCTTCATCTTTCATATGTGGACCCATGGCTTGTAGTTCTAACATTCTTTCATGATCTTGCGCCGGCACAAATCTACCCCAATCGTTACCTTTTAATATGGGTTCGTACTTTGGAAATCTACATTTTCTATTTAAAATAGTTTTTATTCTACCTTGACTTTGAGCTGCTCTCATTAATTCATTTGTTAATTGTTTTACGAAAGGTACCTTTGCGTGATAACTATCAAATAAATTTTTAGCTTTAACTGAACTTACACCTAACTCTGCTTCTAACTTTGCTTTACCCATACCATAGAATAATCCAAGGTTAATTACCTTAGCTTGACTTCTTGGTATCTTTGCCATGTCTGCTACGACCTGGTGAAAGTCTGCTTTAGGATCTGAATCATATGCATCTGCAATTTTATTTACAGAAGCTAGACCAAATCTTAATGCATACTCTGTAACTAATCTTGGTTCCTGTTGCGAGTAGTCAAACGTACCCCACTTACAACCCTCTTCAGGTAAAAATAAACTTCTAATCAATGGCCCTGTCTCTGGATCTTTTGCAGGTATCTGTTGTAGGTTTGGATTAGAATATGAAAACCTTCCAGTTACAGTTCCGCCATCATCAGAACGTATTTGATTTATCTCTGCATGTATTCTACCATTGTGTTGATGTCTTAAAATTGTATCTATAAAAGTTGTATTGACCTTGTTTATTCTTCTAGCTTCTGCTATCTTTTGAATTATAGGATGTTCATGATTCGAAAGGAAATTTTTTGTAAATGAAGGTGCACCAGTCTTTGCTGTTTTTTCAAAAGGTAATTTTAAATGTTCAAAAACTTTTTGTATACTTCGCGCAGCCCATATTTGAGTTTCTATTCCTGTTTCTATTTTTACTTGGTGGATTAATCTTTCTTCTTTTGTCGTTAGCTCTCGCTTTAGTGTATGAGCTCTTTGAGCGTCAACTCTCACGCCAAGAAATCTCATGTCAACCAAACAAGGGAAAAGATCAGTCTCTAAATTAAATATATCCTGACAGTCTTCTTCGTATAATAATTTTTTACAATGTTGCCAAAGTTTAAAAGTTAAATCTGCATCTTTTTCAGCATAAGCTCCGACTTCACTTGCAGGTAACTTCCACATCTCTGCTTTTGGATCTAATCCTCTGGACTTAGCAGCCTCAGTTAAAGCTTTTTCATTTTTACCTTCGTTAAGATAATGCCAGGACAAAGCATTTAATGTGTATGCAAATCTATTCTCATCTAAAACAGAACATGCGATCATTGTATCTACGATTAAACCATTGATTTTTATACCTAAATTACGTATCCAACACACGTCATACATGGCGTTATGGAATATTTTTGTAGCCGGACATCCACAAATATCTTTAAACCACTCTAAAGTTCTTGCTCTGTCTGTATTTGGTCCTTCACCATGAGCAATTGGAAAATACCATTTGTCATTAAACGTAGCTACAGCTATACCTACAACTTCACCATTACCTGTAACAGCACCAGATCCTTTTGATTTTAAATCAGGATCTCTTGTCTCTAAGTCAATTGCAATCTCATCGTAATCTCTTAGATCAGGATATTCTGTGGGCTGTACCCATTCGGTTTGTGTTAGATATTTGGGTATCTTCATTTATCTTTTTTCTTTTTTACATCATTTATTTTTAATATTTCTAATTGACAGTAATGTACTATCTTTTTAAGATCTTCAATTCCTCCTTTTCGTTGATAACGACAAACGTATTTTATAACGTTCCCTTGAAAAAATGAGAGATCATTTTTAGAAATAAACTCGTATGGCTGAATAGGAAACTTGGTGTAGTGATTCCCTCCCACCTGAGTGTATTGTGGAAATGATTCTTTAAATATATCTTCTGTTGTCATAATTGATACTCCTTTATTTTCTTTTTTGCTTTCAGTTTATATAGATTATTTCTAGCTCTAGTTGTGCCCACGTACCACACTCTATGCTCTTCATCTTGTTTGTCAACACTTAGACGTATACTTTTTTGTACTTTAGCACCTTGGTGTAAAGATAAAATTACATTGTCTTCTTCACCACCTTTTGCAGCATGAATTGTAGACAGCCATACTCTTGCTTTTTCAGAAAGTTTTTCACCTCCAGAAATTATATTTCGAATATAAAGTATTTCTTTCTGATCACCAACGAAGATATCATACCAATTTTTTTCAGGATCCCAATTGCCACTGGGAATATATTCTACAACATCATTTATTTCTTTTTCTTCTAACGTTCCTTCTCTTACCCACTTTGTATATGCCATGGCAGCATTGTACATACCAACGTTAAAACTTTTACCTTTGTTACTTTGATAATAAATATTTTTACTTTTTAATTCTTTCATAATATCTAACAGATTACTTTTAGTTCTTGTAAGTACTAACCATTTGCCTTGAGATAGATCAACTTGTCCTAAATTATTTATATGACACGCAAGACCTTCTTGCGCCCGTGGAAGATATTCTTTGTGTTTCCTGATGCCTGCTATCTTACTCACAGCTATTTGTGACTGTTCTTGCACTGCTCTTGATACTCTTCTAGAATATCTTAATACTCTTTCATCAGCAGGTTCTTTAATAAATCTATTAACATCAGCGCCAGCCCAAGCGAATATAGCTTGATCATCATCGCCAGCTAAATACATATCTTCACAATTTTCTCTTAATTTATCATACAATTGCCATTGTAATGGTGATAAGTCTTGTGCTTCATCTATAAATATAGCTTTAAACTTTGGAAACTTATCTGATTTAACTGCTTGTTTTATTAGATCATTAAAATCTAATAGATGCATTTTCTTTTTATATTCTTGTAAGTTTATATAAATGTGATTTAAAGTATTCCAATCTATATCTTTTCTATCGTGTTCGTTAAGATCAAATTCTTCACGTATATCTATGTCTTTATTAATAGCTTTACCTATCATTTGAAAGTATGGATTATTACATGTCAAGAAATGTGTTTGTTCTTCATTGTACTTATCATTAAAACTTACTCTTACATTTAACATCTTACCCAATGCTTCGTAATGATGTGGTTGAATTATATCTTCTTCGTTTTTGTTTAACAGATGAAAACAGAATGCATGTAAAGTTTGAAAGTATGGAAGTTCTTTTTCATTTACATCAATTCTTTCTTTTGCTTCACCTGCTGCTTTTTTTGTAAAAGCAAAGTAACCTATCTTATGATAAGGCGTGCCTGTCCTTACGTATGCTTTAACTCTTCTAAGCAATCTAAAAGTTTTACCTGTACCAGGTGGTCCGTATATTTTAATTGGCTTTTTCATCGGTTCTTTTAAAAGTATCTAATAAAGTTCCCGTGAATCCAAAGTTACCATGATGTGTTGTTTCACCATCAACTACAGCATAAAATTTAAAACCTGCTTGTGTTGCAAGATTAGAAAAATGTGTATCTTCTCCCCACCAATAACCAGATTTTTTATCAAAGACAGTATCCCAAAAATTATAAAAGTATGAGTTTGCTTTCTCAGACATAATTTCTTTTTGTTTTATTTTTAAACCAGGGTGATCTTTTATTAATTTTTGATAAACTTTTCTACTTATTAAAGTTAATCCAGCAGGCCCTATTGTTATTTCAGTTAAACCTTTATCATCTATTCTAATATCTGTTGGGTCCTTAAAAGCCACAGAATATTTAATTGTATTGTCTTCAGTTTTTTTTCTGTATGGTGTACATATAAAATCTTTTCCAGACAAAATCATTCTACCTACAACCTTAGGATCAAATTCTACATCAGAATCTATAAACAATTGGTAATCATAACCTGATTCTAAAAACATCGCAGTTAAAACATTTCTTCCATAACCTACATATGGACATTTAAAAGTTCCTATCTCTACTTTTATTTTAGCTTGTGTAAATTTATCAAAAAGTTTTATTAATGATAAACATGTTGCAACGTGCATTGTATCGTAGGTAGGCATACATATAAATACACTTGGTACTTTTTTCGTCATACTATATTCTCCTTATCTTCTATTTTTATTTTTTCATCTGGTATGTTATCTTTCATCAAATCATCAGCAGGTATCTTTAAACATCTAACTGCAGGAAATGATTTTTCATTTTCTCCTTTTGGAAATCTTTTTTGAAAACCAAACTCTCCTTTAAAATGTGTTTTAATTAAAGTTCCTGTTCTTGGTCTATCTTTTGTCCATTCATTTCTTTTTATCTCTTCGTAAAATTTATCATAATCAAAGTAATAATATTCATCATCTTTTAGTACAGCTCCACTCTTAAACGATGCATATGTTTTTGCCTCTGGTCCATTTACATAATCTTCTAAATATTTCTTCAACATTTCTATTGGATTAGTACCAGCAGGTGGTTTAATATCCTCTTTAGTGGCCCATAGAGCGTCCAGGATGGGCTGATATTCATTATTCTTAATGATAGGAGGGAATATTGAAGTTTGGTCAGCTATAAGCGCTCTCATCTCCTT